TGCGAGCGGCAAGATCGTGACGGTTGCCAGCGCAAGCGGTAGCGCTGGCCTGAACCTGCCGCACGGCGCCGCGGCGTCAGCTCCGGTTGATGGCGACATATGGACCACCACGTCGGGCCTGTTCGTTCGCATCAACGGCGCCACCAAGACTGTCACGCTGACCTGAGGACCCCGATGCGCGCTTTCGATCAAGCCTACCTCCTGAACGTAATCGCCTCGCTCCACGCCGAGATCGCGGCGCAACTCGCGGCGTCCAAGCAGAAGGACGCGCAGATCGTAGAATTGCAGGCGAGGGTTTCAAAGACGGCGAAGGCCAAGGAGCCGAAGAAGTGACGATCCCGTACTTCTTCACGCTTGGCGGTGTCTCCTCGCGGGTTACGGCGAACGACATCATCACGCGCACGGCGCGGCGCATCAACGTGCTGGCGGGCGAGGAAGTGCTTGGTGCGGCGGAACTGTCTGACGCCCTTACATTGCTGAACGACTTCATGTCCGGCTTTGGCCCGAAGGGCATTCACTACGCCCATGTTCCGCTGCTGGCGACCGATACCATCAACATGCCGGACGAGCTGATCGATAGCTTGGTCTGGTTCTTCTGCGGGCCGATGGCGAATGAGTACGCCATGCCGCTCGATCCCAACGACCTGAAGGCGATCGACGACGCCAAGAACCAGCTCCAGGCGGCCTATTACAGCGTGCCTCCGGCCAAGATCGGCCGCGGGCTGCTGCGCTGGCGCTGGGGTGTGTTTGACATCACGCGTGGTCAGTGATGCCCAGGCAAGCAGTCGCCTTTTCAACCAATGAGCAGCGGTCCAAACCGCTCGATTTCGCGCGGCTGGTTAATCTCTACCCGGAAGCACCGCCGCTGGGCGCCCGTGCGCCAGGATTGCAAGCGAGCGTCGTTTCTTCGCCCGTCAAGTCCGTCCTCTACGGTGCGCCGGGATTGAAGCTCAGTCAGACGCTCGGCTCCGGGCGGGCGAGGGCAGGGCGCGAGGCGCTGGGATACCTGTGGGTGCTCTACGGCAGCACGCTCTACCGCATCGATTCGTCGGGAACGGCGGTGGCCTGCGTGGGCGATTCTATCCCCGGCGCCGGGACGGCCATGATGAGCGACAACGGCGTCCAGCTCGTGCTGCTGGTCGGCACATCGCTCTATGTCGTGGGTTCAACCAACGCCATCGGCTCCTTCACCGTCACCGGCGGCACGCTGGCGGCCGGAACGAACCAGATTTCATCCGTGGCGGTGAACAGCGTGACCGTGACGAATGGCGCCGTGGATTGGTCCGACAGCAACGAGGCCACCGCGGCAGCCATCGCGAAGTCGATCAACGACAAGGCGAGCACGCCTGAATATACCGCCAGCACCAACGGCGCGACGGTGATCATCAAGGCCAGCACATCGGGCACCAGCCCCAACGGCTTTGGCATCGTCATAAACACCGCCGGCAATGTGACGGTGACGCCTCTTTCGTCGTCTCTCTCCGGCGGTTCGGCATCCTCCACGACGGTCCAGCAGGTGACGGACGTGGACGTTCCCGCCGCAGGCTTCTCGAGCATCGACTATATCGACGGCTACATTGTCTACACCGTCGCTGTCTCCTCCACGGCCAATCGGCAGTGGGGCATCACGCAGCTTTTCGATGCCACCAACATCGATCCGCTGGACTTCGCCACCGCCGAAAGCACCCCCAGCGATCTCCTGCGCGTGCTCGTGAATTACGAAGAAGTCGTGCTGTTCAGCAAGAGCGGCATGAGCTTTTGGCGAAATACCGGCGCCTCGCCATTTCCCTTCGAGCGCATCCCCGGCGCGGTGACGGAGCGCGGCTGCGCAGCGGCCCTTTCCCCGGCCAAGATCAACGGCGCGATCTATTGGCTGGGCGATGATCGCAAGGTCTACAAGGCGCAAGCCTATCAGCCGATCCGCATCTCCACCCACGGCATCGAAGACATTCTCCGCAAGGCGTCCGACGTGTCCGACGCCTACGGCATGACCTACAGCCAGGATGGGCACGACTTCTACCTCCTGACCTTCCCGACCATCGATCGCACGTTTGTTTGGGATGAGGCGACGCAGGGATGGCACGAGCGCCAAACCGGAACGGACCTAGCGGGTGGGGCATGGCATGCCCGCTGGATCGCGCCGGCCTTCGGCAAGATTTACGCCGGCCTCGACTCCGGCCGCCTCTGCGAAGTGGACCTCGATACCTACGACGAGGCGGGCGATCCGATTCGCCGCGTGGCGGTCACGCCGCCATTCTACAACGATGGCAAGCAAGCCTCGATGTGCCTCCTCGAGGTCGAATGCGAGCTGGGCGTCGGGCTCCGTACAGGGCAGGGCTCCGATCCGCAGTGGATGATGCGCTTCTCCGACGATGGCGGGGCGACGTGGAGCAACGAGCGCCGGGCATCCTTGGGTGCGATGGGCCAGCGCAAGTCCCGCGCCATTTTCCGCCGCATGGGGATCTTCCGCCAGCGGGCCTATGAACTGTCGATCAGCGATCCAGTGAAGGCCACGGCCTACGGCATCCGCTACGACGGCATGCAGTTGGCGTCGGCATGAGCGGGCTAGTAGCAGTTCAGCGTATCGCCGTACCGCTGGCAGGTCATGGTCGCGCCGGGTGTGCGGTAGATCGGCTGCGGCGGCGGCGGATGGTAGCCGCTGAGCACAAGCGGAGGCGCATTGGGGTTGGGTGGCGGCAGGTTGCAGCCTGCAAGGAACAGCGTCGCCGCGATCACCAAGTATTTCACTGTGTTTCTCCCGTCCCGCATCGCCTTCTACCACAGGTGGCGGCATGACGGCCATCCCCAACCCCAGAACGCCCCTGTTCGACGGCGCCGGGGAAGCCACGCAGCAGATGCGGGCGTTCCTGATGGCCAAGGGCAATCCCCCCCGCGGGCTGCTGGTGGATGGCCGAGGCATGGCCACGCCGGTTTTCCGCGACTTCCTGACGGGGATCGTCGGAACACCCTTGCCGTCGCTCTCTGAGCCCTTGGCGGACAGTCAGGGTCGGGCAACCCGCGTGATGACGGCCCTCCTGATGGGGCTGCCATGATCCGCGACGCCGAAGCTGCCGACATGCCCCGGTTGATCGAGATGGGCCGCGCCTTCAATGCAGAGGCGGGCTACGCCGAGACGGTCCCGTTTTGTGAGCGGTCTTTCGCGCACACGCTGGTTGCCTTGGCCGGAATGGGGCTTTTGTTGGTGGTGGACAAGGGCGACGGGCCGGTCGGGATGGCCGGGGCCGACCTGGGGCGGGCCATCTGCAATCACGATGTCCTGTTGTCAAGGGAGGCATTCTGGTATGTTGAGCCGGCCTATCGCAAAGGGTTCGGGCGCGATCTTCTGAACGCCCTTGAGACCAGAGCGAAGGCAAGAGGCGCCGCGTTCTTCGACGTGGTGGCCGAGAATGGGAAGCGTGACGAGGCCCTGGCCCGGTTGTACCGGGCAGCCTCTTACAGCCCTGCCGAACGAACGTTTCGGAAAAGGTTGCTGTAGTCATGCCCATCGGTTCAATCGTTGGCGGTATCCTCGGATCGAACGGCGCGCTCGCCGCGGGCGCTGCCGCGCAGGAAAGCGGCCGTCAGGGTCTTCAGGCGGGCGAGGATTGGGCCAAAACCCTCCGCGCCTGGGCGTCGCCGTTCATCGCCCCCGGCCAAGCCGCGGTCAACGAACTCGGGCAGCTCTATGGCCTCGGCCACGTCTATTCCAGCGGCGACACGTATGGCGACTATGGGATCGACCAGAGCAATCGCGCGCAGGATCAGGCCAACGCGCTGGGTCGCTTCCAGACCTCGCCCGGCTATCAATTCCGACTAGACCAAGGGGTTAAGGCGCTCGATCGCTCGGCCTCCGCACGCGGCATGGTCCTCTCCGGCGCCCAGCAGCGCGGCGTCACGGACTATGCCCAGAACACGGCCAGCAACGAGTTCGGCAACTACACCAACGCGCTGAGCAGCCTTGCCTCGGGCGGCGCCACGGCCAACGCGCAGGCCAGTCAGGCGGGCGTCCCGGCCGTCACGCAGGGCCTCAACGCCTTCAATTCCGGCAACATGGCGCGGGCCTCGAGCTACGCGAATTCAGCGAACGCGCTCGCGAGCGGCATCGGCGGCGCGATCAACAGTCTGGGCGCGATCGGCGCGTATGGGCTGAGTGGCGGCTTCGGCAGCCTCGGCGGCCAAGAGGGCGGCTACCAGCTCGCAGCGGCACCTCCGGGC